CAAGCTGGTGGATTTGTAGATAATCAACAATATATGGTAAATGGTATTACTCACAACATTGAAGATACTATTGAATTGATGAAATATATGAATGGAGATATGTAATATGACATTAGATGAAGCTGTATTAGAATATAACAAGATAGTCAAAGAAGTACATGTGGACGCTCGTATTGAAGAGCTAAAGAATGACTTTGAAGCAACTGATGAATATGGTATGGATGAAGGTTGTGAAATTACAGATAGAGTATGGGAAGACTTGATACCACAAATTAATACTTATGAACTTAGTGAACTTGATTATCAATGGAGACAAGTTGGAGAATATTGTTCAGAACTACCACAATATAAGAATAGATTTAGTTCACAAGATTGGTGTGCTCTTTACTTTATTCTATCAACTTGGAGAGCACAACAGAATATATAAATAACACACGAACAATACCAACCTACTATTGTTCGGAACTCAAATCACATCATAAGACCTATTGCCCATGTGGGGCTTAGGTCTTTCTTTATAAAGTATCAAATTTCAGAAATAAATTATTATACATATAATATAACGAATGGAGAATGTTAATATGATTTCAAATGAATATAAAGATTGGTTACATAGTGAAGAAATGAAAGAATCACTTATTGAATATTATGTAAATGAATATTTGTATTGTGATATTCGTCATTCTTCTTTAAATGCTACTTGCTATGGTAAATTTAAATTATTGGATAAGATTGTTCCAGTGGGTTGTATTATAGATTTGGTGGAAGACTATTGTAATGATAATGAACTAGATTTAGATGGATATGCTATTGAAGAATATGAAGAATATACAGTTAAATTTATGAAAGAATTTCTTAAAGCAAATATGGGTGAACTTATACATATAGTAAAGAAAGCTATGATAAATAGTAAGATTAAAGATTTAATGGAGGATTTCAAATGATGAAATTTATTAAGAATTTATTTAAATCAAATACTCATAAAGATGATAAGCAAGAGTATAAATTTCAAGATACAGATACAATTCAAATATTAGAAATTATAAATCAATATTTACATTATGTACTGTGTGATGAAGGAACAATAACTGTAAATGATACAAATTATATTACGGATGATAATTATGTGATTCTTGAATATAATAAATATCCCGAACTTCCACCAGCTAGAACAAAGATTGATAAATTCACATTTATTGAAATTAAATGTAGGGCTGATAGATATGGACTAGAATGGTTCCTTAATAGAATTACAAATACATTAATCAATGGTTATTATAATAGTACGGAATATCAACAAAGTAAATATCATAAATATGATATAATTAAAGAGAAGTTACAAGAAATTGAGGAGGATTTCAAATGAGAACAGAAGAACAAATTATGAGATATTACAATGAATGGATTAGACTTAAATTGGATAAAGTTATTTCATTATATGATTACATTCATTTAAGAGAGGGTAAATAATGAAAGATAGAATTATTAAAGTATATTACGCACCAGAATTAGCCCCACTTGAACGATATTATAATGCTTATGCTTTAGATGAAGATGATAATTTGGTATGGGTATCATCTTATACAACTGATGACCCAGTATTATTAGACGAAGTTGATGATTGGTATGGTGAGTGTATTAATGAAATTCCTGATATACCAAAGCCACTTCATAAATGGGATTATAATATAGATTATACTAGTAAAGATAGAAGTTATATTGGTGAAATTACATTAAGATATAATAATGAATATGGGAAATGAATATTAGACCGAGATTAGCTTGGTCTATTTATTATTATAGAGGATAGTAAATGACAAGATATGACATTATTCAGAAATTTATAGATGAAAGACAATTCAAGTCATTCTTAGAAATTGGTACATTCAATGGTGATACATTTAAGCATATTACTATTGATAAGAAAGAATCGGTAGACCCAGACCCAAATTGTAAAGCAACTCATATAATGACATCTGATGAGTATTTCAAGATTAGTCAAGATAAATGGGATATTATATTCATTGATGGACTACACGAACATTCACAAGTATTTCGTGATATTTGTAATGCTATGGAACATTTACACTCTAATGGTGTTATTGTATTACACGATTGTATGCCAAAGAATGAGAAGATGGCTATGTGGGATAATAAGTCACATCAACACGAAGAATGGACTGGTGATACTTGGAAAGCTTATTATAAAGTCTATAAAGAACTACCATATCTGATATATGTAATAGATACTGACTATGGTTGTGGTGTAATTGATACATCAAAGTCAAGAGAAATTGAGATAAATAATATTGATATGGATAATTTGAAATATACAGATTATCTTTATTACACATCAACAAGCCAATATGGAGTTAAATCTGTAGGAGAATTTACAAATGGAAAGTAAGAAAGAAATTAAGAGACAATCAACACTTAAAGAAGACTTAGCTGAAATCAAGATAGTTATTGAAATAATGAAGAAGCAAATAGCTCAATTAGAAGATAAGCTTGGTCTTGCTACAAGAAAGACACCCTTATATACAGAAGAAGATTTAAGGGAAATGGCACAAATGAAGAAGAGGATATAAGATGCTACTGACGGACTGGTTAAAGACTAACTTTACTCATATTACATTGTCAAATGTTATCAATAGTAAAGGTTCTATACTCAATGTTCCCGAAATTAATGTGGACCTGACTGTTGGATTGATTTCAACAGATAGTAAAGAAGCATTTGCTAAATTGTGCTTTCATTATGCTCCAGTAGGAACTATTATTGATGAAATTGATAGTGATTGGTATGAAAGTAAAGTATTAGCTGTTAGAAATATGCTAACAAAGAAATTGCTCGTTGACCCAAGATGTAAGACATATCTTGACATCCTTGAGAGACGTGATAAAGAAAGATGGTCTAAAGAACAGAAATCTACACAAGTTAAAGCAACAACAGATAATGGTATAAATTTGGAATTTACGGTGGTTAGTTAATGAATTACGCTTTATGGGAAGAAGGAAAGCCACAAATATCAGAATGGCAACAAGATTTCGTCTTTGATAGATTTGATGACGATTTAGCTATAGCACAGACAGCTATTTCAGCTGGTAAGACAGCTGCTTTAGCTATGTGGATAGTATTACAATGTTGTAAGAAGCCTGGTATTCGTGGTATTATTGTAGCACAGACTTATAAAGCATTGACTAAAGTCCTAATTTCCGAAATTGAAGGATTCTGTAATTATTCCCATATTCCATATAGATTTAATCAAGGGAGTATGGAAATTCAATTTGATAATGGTAGTAGATTATTTGCTTATTCAGCAGAGAACCCAAATGCTGTATTAGGTCTTTCAGAAATTTCATTACTAGCTATTGACGAAGCAGCTTATTGTAAAGAAGAAATTTATAACTATTCTCGTGACCGTATGCGTGGTGGTAAATATAAGCCAATGGTTAGACTTATATCTTCACCTTGTACTTTAGGTAGAGTTGAGAACTGGTTCTCTACTATTGTTAAGAAATACCCAGACAAAGTTGTTAGAGCAACATATCTTGATAATCCATTTACCGAACCTGAATATAAGAAAGAACTTGAAGAAAGATATGTTATTGGTAGTAACCTATTCAGACAACAATGCTTAGGTGAAATCTTTGACGCTGATGTAGCTTCACAAATCATTATGCGTAATCAATTTCCATCTAATAAGAATAATAGTGATACTACATTCTTTATGGGTGTAGACTGTTCTGGCTTAGGTTCGGATAGTGATATGTTCGCTATTATTGACAAATATGGTATGATTGAATATAAAGAACTACAATTAGGAGATACATTTCAGAAATCTACTATTGCTACATCTTTATATGACAAATATAAAGTAAAGATGTGTAATATAGATGGAACTGGTGGCTATGGTCAAGGATTGTATGATTTGTTACAATCTAAATCCTATATAAGTTCTATGATTAACTTTGCTCAAGCTGCTTATAATAAAGACTTATATCCTAATGCTAGAACTGAAATGTATCTTGAACTAGCTAAAGCTGTTAAGAATGGATTCTATGTTAATGATGTAGTTAAAGAAGAATTATTGGCTCAATCGGTATTCATTAACAATAAGGGCAACCAACAACTTGTGCCTAAAGAAGAAGTTAAGAAGATATTAGGTCATTCTCCCGACTTATGTGATGCTGTTGCTCTAGCTGTATATGCTATGAACCATAATCCAGTAGATGTTCAGAAGAAATATGACGATGCTGTTCAACAATACCTAAGACTTATAGGACATTAATAATGGAACATTATAAATAATAAAGCAAGTGAGGCATTAAGAAATGAACAAGAACAATCAGAAAGCAAAGAGTAAATTTAGGTCATCCAAGAAATGGAAAGATTTCCGAGATAAGAAGCGTAAAGAACAGAAAGTAGACCCAGTAACTGGTGCTAAATTAACACGAATGGCAAATTTACATCATCTTGACCTAGATGAAGCCAAATACGAAGATTTGTCTAATGAAGATAACTTTATATTCTTAAATCAAGCTACCCATAAAGTAGTTCATTATTTCTTTCTCAAATCTAAGCCTACTGAATGGCGTAAGAGAATAGAAGAATTAACTAAGATTCTTGAAAGAATGGAAGAAATCAACAAATAAGTCTAATTATTATAGTAGAATTTCAAATTATATTTGGAGATAATTGATGTTAGTAAAGGAAATTATAACAGAAGCCGCAGTTAGAGTTAACTTAGCCCCACAAAGAAATCCATATCCAACTGTTGTTGAGAATGGATTTAGATTGTTAAAGGGTATTATCAATAAGTATAATTCTGACAATTTATTGAACTGGACACAGAATAGTGTAATTATACCTAAGTCCAATCTTATTCACATTTATGATAATACAGATTATTTAAAGGGTAAATATAATCTTTACTTTGATACCGAAGATGAATTAAATGCTTATTCTTTAACAGAAGAAGATTATAACCATAATGTATGGGCTATTGTTAAAGATAAGCCAAATGTATATTATACAGTTACTCAAAGTGGGGGATTCTTATGGCAATATCATAATGCTACTGAACCTTATTCACAGCGTTATCAAGAAATGAAGCGATATGAAGCTATGACACATGTTCAAGTTAGAGATGTAGCAAAGATAAATTCTATCTATGTTATTTCAAATAATGGACAGCCATATAAAGAGTATTATAATCTTAATTTCGTAAATCATACTGACTTTGATAAATTTACAAATACAAGTAGAGTATTCACTTATACACAGAAATCCGAAGGTGAATGGTTAATTGAATTAAAGCCTTTATTCTTTACTGGTGATTATAGATTGAAATTAAATTATAATGAAGCTATTATATTTGATGAAGATATTAATACTGAATGGTTCATACCAGATAACTATGTTGAATTGTTAATAGTTGCTCTTGCTCATAAATTGGCTTTGGAATTTCCTAGAATAGATGAATCACAAATGGCAAGATTGGAGAAAGAAGTTACTGTTCTTGTGGACAATGTAAGAACTCCGAAATCTGTAGAAAGAAATCTATTGAGAAAGAATTACTGGGAACAATATGGTAGAATGACACAAAGTCAATTACTTAGTGGAGAATGGTTATAATGGCAAATAAAGTTCAAATCATTCAGAACATCGCTGGTTCTATTACCAAATCTAATTTGGCAAAGGTTGGAATGGGAGAATCAGTAAATATGTTCCCTGAAAGACAACAGAATAGTGACGAGAAATCTACATCTATCTTAATGAGAACTATTCAAGGTGAAGTTCTAGCACAGAACATTCAAGGTAAATGTAGAGGAATGTATAGAGTATCAAGGGGTTATGACAATAAGCCAGTTCTCTATGCTGTATATGATACTACATTGTATCTAATTGATAGTAATAATAATGCTATTTCTATTGGAACTATTAACTCATACACTACTGAATGTCACATGACCGAGACTGGTGGTTATGGTTCAGCACACCCACATTTGATTATTGTGGATGGTTCTTCAGTATATGCTGTTAATACTGGGTTGTCTATTGGTGACCAACAATTAGATTTAAAGAGAATAGATTTACCATATAGAGTAAATTCTACTACTGAATTTATTAAGCCAACTCATTGTGCTTATCTTTATGGTTATCTAATTGTTAATGATGCTGGAACAGATGCTTTCTATACATCTTATCAATTTCCATTTGAAATAGCTAATGCCGAACCTGATTCTTTCTATGAAGATAGAGAACAATTTATTACTTGGTGGTTGTCTTTAGACAAAGCTACACAAGATGCTTATAGAGCTGGTCAAATTCAAGACCAATACTATACACAATGGAAAGACTTCATTGATGGAACAGCTAATGATGAACCAGAAGTAAATGATGTATTTGAAGTTCATACAATTCAATATGCTAACTATGGTAGAGTAGCTTATTCTGATTGGTGCCCTGATAATACTATTGCTTTGTGTAGTAATGGTTCTAAGTTATACACATTTGGTGAACGCTCTTGGCAATACTTCTCTTGTACAAATGACGAGACTTCACCATCGGGTCCTTGGTCTTCACCTGATAATGCAGCTGGTAACGTTGGTGTTAAAGCTCCAAATTCACTTGCTATGTTGGGTAATACTGTATTATTCTTAGGTAGTTCTGATGTTGGTGATAATGGAGTCTTTATGATTAAAGATACTGAAATTGTTAGAGTATCTTCACAAGACATTGAACGAGAAATTACTCAACTTTCTAACTTAGAGACAGCTTATGCTTCTATTTGGCAAGAACACCAACACACTTTCTATTCATTAACATTTGAAGATAGTAAGAAGACTTTCGTATATGATATAACAGAAGATGCTTGGCATTATAGAGCTAGTTATGATAAGAATAATCACTTAACATACTGGAGATATAATCACGCAACTTATGCTTATTCCAAGATTTATGTTGGAACAGATAATGCTCTTTGTTATATGGACGAGAACAAATATACTGAACACGATAATAAAGTAATTTATAAGATGCGTAGGGGTGGTGTATTAACTAATAATGATTGTCCATTCTTTATTGATGAACTACGATTGATAGCTAACCAAGGACAACATTCATTTAACAATAGTTATACCAATCTTGAAATGAATCCTAGAGTATCATTTAGATGGTCTTGGGATGGTTCTACATTCTCCGACTATCAAGACGCTTATTTAGGTAAGATTGGTAACTATACTTATGATACTAGTCTATTTGGATTGGGTATGGGTTCATTCTTTACATTGGAAATTTCTTCAACAGAACCTATTCCACTATCAATAGAAAGTATTACAATCAATTATAGTCCTTGTGCGTTCACTAGACCTATAGGGTAAATTATGGTAAGAGATTTAAATAGTAATTTAAAGATAGTTAGATGGGATGAATTTAATCAGAATACAGAAGCTCTTAAAGGTCAATGGGCACAGTATTCTGATGGTTATGGTGTATTCACTATAATGAAGAATATACTATTCATAACATTACTACCAAAGACTAAGTATGATAATCTCGTAATACCACAATGTCACGATGGGTTCTTGATTTGTTCTGATGGAACTATAATTGAAATCAAAGATAGTAAATTGACTTGTTCTTTGGATAATACCACAACAGCTCAAGGTCAATTAGTGTTGAAGAAATGGTGTTAAGCAATAGTCAATAAAGTCACAATTAATGTATATATTATTATATTAATATATTATTTACTCTTTATATTATATAATATAATAGATATATACACTAAATGTGACTTTATTACTATGTGTAAATTATATGAGAAAGTCTAATTATTTAATTGTAAATCCTAATATATGGAGGTGAATTTATGGCATGGCCAGTAGTAGCAGCTATGGCAGCTGGAGCTTTAGCAAATATGTATGCCGCTGATAAGCAATCAGAAGCAACAAAGCAAGCAACCGAAGCTGAAAGACAAGCAAGACTCGCAGCAGCCGCAGCTTTAAGAGAACAGAAGAATCAATTAACTGGTGATAATGGTGATTATGCCCAGTTACAGAAAGATATTGAAGATTATTACACTAATCGTAAAGGTCTTGGTAATGTAGATGATGTAGCTAGTTATAGAAATTCTATTACTGGTTATAACCCAAATGATTATGTCTATGACTTTGGTGATTTCAACTATAACAAGACTAAAGAAGATTTCTTGAATCCATATTATAATAAGATTATAAATGATGTAGCAATGAAAGCCCAAGGTAGTGCCGCTGGTGCTGGTATGGGTCGTTCTACATTTGCTGCACAGAATATAGCTAGAGCTGTAGCACAGAAAGAAGATGAACTTTATAAGACAGCATTGAATGAATATAATACAGATAGAAGTCAAGCTTACAAAGAATATGCTGACGCTATTGCTCGTAATCAAGAGAAATTAAATGCTCTTAGAGAAGGTACTCAATATAAGATGGGTCTTGAAGGGAATCTTGCTAAAGATTATATTAGTGGTCAAGACGCTCAACAATCAGATTTGATGAATTTAAAGCAAGACAAGTTAAATGCCAAGCAACAGTATGATATGGCAATTACTGGTCTATATTAATAGAGGTTAATTATGGGAATATACAATAGAGATAATATAGATTATGGTTCTATGATTGACAGAGCTATTAAGAATAGAATGGGTCAAGCATATAAAGAATCTGATAGAATTATTAAGCGTGGTGATATTCGTGCCCAAGAAGCTAAAGATTTGGCTTCAACATTTGCTCGTGGTATGGATTATATTCAGTATATGAATGAACAGAAAGAACTAGAGAATAAATTGAAAGACTATGAGAATCAAAGAGCCAATTTAATAAGAGCACAAAGTAGAGCCGAACAGAATAGATATAATCCAACAACATTTGATTATCAAGAAAGAAATAGAACTACAACTGAACCTAATCGTTCATATATGGAATCAAATGATTGGATGGTAAATGCTAATCCTAATAATTACTATGAAATTGAAAGTAATCCAACATATAATCCAAATATGTCTAGTAAAGAACAATGGTTGAGAGACCACCCTGATAAGACAGAAGAAGATTATGATAACTTTGTAAGTTATATGTCTAGTATTTACGGAGGTTAATATGCCATCAGTATTTGATAATTTAAGTCAAGAAGAAATTGACAAATTAAGAGGTCTAAATCTCAAAGATAAAGCCCAAGTTAAATATCTACAGTCTATATTGGGTGTAGATGTTGATGGTGTATTTGATAAGAAATCAGCTAAAGCTTTACAAAGTGAAATTAATAATTATAATGATGAAGATAACAAGATAGTTGTAGATGGTAAATTTGGAAAGAAATCTAAATCTGCTTGGAATCAAATGTTAAGTGAAGAAGATAAAGCCCTTAAAGCACATAATGTAGCTAAATCAAAGAATCCAGTAGAATATACAAATGCTTTCTATGATATTGAAGATGTAGAAGAAGAAGAAGACCAACCAATTTATACAAGAACCTATGACTATCCCGAAATAGCTTTACTTGATAAGAAGATAGCTGAAGTAAAGAAGCAACTAGCTGATAGACAAGCTAAATATGAATCTGTTCCTACACCAAAGACACAAGTTGGTTGGGGTTCTTATATTGCTAATAATGACGCTACATTATTGAACAAGTATCAAGACGCAGAAAGGGCTTGGTATAATAAATTGATTGACCAAGCACACGCTAAAGAACTTGCTAAAGCTCAAATGGAACAACAGAGTGGATTTGATAAAGAAGCTCGTATCAAAGACTTTAATAATGCTAAAGTAGCCGCCGACACAGCTTATCAATTATTGAGAAATGACAATAGTAAGGATAAGAATGTTAGAGCTAAGTTGATTAATGATTATAAATCAGCTATTAATAACTTAAATTACTATGCTAGTAAGACTGGTAATGAATTATATGAACTTGATGAAGATTTATTGAACAAAGAAATTGATGGTGAGACAACAGCTGTTAAGAATGTTGATTATAGTTCTATTAAATCATTTGATACACAAGCACAGAAAGATGCCACACTTAGAGAAATTGAAGCAAATCCAGCATTTAAGACTGATGAGAAGTTAAGAGATAACTATAATAGACTCAAAGATATTAAGCCTAAAGATGTAAATAATAGGGAATGGCAAGCTAAATTACAGAAATGGCTTAAAGAATATAATTCATTGAGACAAGTTATTCAAGAAGATTGGCAGAAAGAACACCCAAAGGAATATAAAGCATTACAAGACGCAGGACTTGTATTGTAATTTAGGAGAACAATATGGCTGATAAAGCAAATAAAGCAAATGTTAAAGAACAATATTTGAATTTGTTACACGATGCTTACAAGAATGCCGCTAACGCAGAAGGTGTAAATCTTAACAAATCTCAAATTGCTGATTTGTGGGATGATTTAAAGGGTACTGACGCAACTAAAGTTAGAGAATGGTTAGCACTTAATAAAGAATCTTTATCAAGAGTTCCCGAAATTGCTTCTCAACCAGCATTTCTTGATGTAACAGAGAATCCTAAAGTTGTTGAGAAAGACTATGGATTTACTGAATCTGATGATTTCTATAAGATGGACGGTCCAAAGTCTTGGATGAATAAGTCTTATGCTTACTTAAAGAATAATGCTGATAAGTATGGTCTTACTATTGGTGAGTATTTGGATAAAGTAAGAGAACTTTCTACAAAGAAAGAACAAGAAAGACAATGGGAAGATAACTATACATTATATAAAGCTGATAATGTACCAGCAATAGGTGATATTAGAATCCCTGGACCATTTCCTTTGGCATTTCCAAATTCATTTAACAAAGCTTCTATGGGTAAAGAAGTTGATATGGGCGATATAGCATTTGACTTAGGGTTAGATGCTGTTGATTTGGCTACAATAGCATCCCCACTCAAATACAACCCAGCAAGAACTGGTGGTAGTAAAGTATTAAATATGTTGCTTACTGAGAAAGGTCTTAATCCAACTAAAGCAGCAAGAATACTTACATCTAGTCCAGTAGTAGCTACAACTACAAATGTTGGTAGACAAGCTAAGGGAATTTATGATGATACACAAGATGAATTTAGTCTTGGTCAAGCCGCTTTAGCTGGTACTGTTGGTTCATTAGGATTACCAATGGTTACTCATGGTGTTGGTGATGCTATAAAGAGTATTGCTGGTGCAGCTAGTAAGACTGGTCCAATTCGTAAATTTGCTAATGCTATTGAAGGTCTTGGTGAACAATCTCCAAGTGAAATTCTTAGAAATAAAGTGGCAGAAGATGCTATTAAGATGGAAAGATATAAAGCATTACAAGAAGCCAACAAAGCCGGTACACAAGCACTCAAAGGTTCAATACTCAAAGAAGTTGGTACGGCTACTGGTGATACTAAATTAATGAAGATTGGTGATGACCTATTTGAAGAATTTAGTCCAGTAGCAAAGAATGCTGATGAAATCTATGGTAAAGGTTCTAAGCTTTGGAGAAATGTTAGAGACGGTGAAATTTATACTCAAGAAGAATTTGATAGAGCCGCTAAATTTATGAATGAGTATAATAAAGGACCAGACTATCCACCATCACCAACGAATCAAGCAAGATTTGAACGTGCTGTTAGAGTAAAGAATGAAGTTCCTAATGGTGAATTGTTAGTTAATGCTTGGGCTGAACCAAAGACTTATAATTTATTGAGAAATAAAGTTAAGACTGGTGCTACAGCTTTGGGTGGTAGATATGGTATGTACATTTCAGAAGATGATAAGAAAGCTATGGCAAAGAACATAGTTAACTCTACTGAATGGGCTAAGTATGTTACTGGATTACCTAATAATTTAACAGAAGAACAAATTTATCTAGCAACAGTATACGGAGAATAATAATGCGTTCATGGGATAATTGGAACAAATATACAGATAATGATAATAAGCCACTACACGGTTGTGTTCAGTTCATGGTTAATTTGGGTAATACTGTAGCTCCAATTTATGATAAAGATGGAACTCCATTGAATAATCCACAATTAACTGATGTATATGGTAGAACACAACATCAAGTCTTCATTGATGAAGATGTTATTGCTTATTACTACAAATACATTGGTAATGGTCTATGGTATACTGAACAAGACATTGACCCATCAGATAATTCTAAATGGGATTTACAATATACTTCTAAATCTGAATTATTCATTGACATAGAGAATGAATCTAAATCTACCTATGCCGTTAATACAATAGAAGATTTAAGAAATATAAATGTAGCAAATGTTCCTTCGGTTAATGGTTATAAGATTATAACTCTTATGGGTTATAATGAAGCTGGTGATAAAGAACCAATTAACTACATTTGGAATAGTGAATCTATTGAGCCTGATGATGGTGGTGCTATAATTGCTACTGACTTAATTAAGGGCAGATGGATTATGGTTACTCCAACCGAACATTTAGATGTTCGTCATTATGGTGTATTCCCTTCTAACTCACAGAATATGCTAGACCAGACATTAGCTATTCAATATGCACTTGTATATGCTAATAATCACGGTCTTAGATTGTTCTTTGATACATATACAGATGTACAGACATATAAGTATTACAAATTAACAAATATTACACTCAATCCAATTCAGCAAATTGATTTGTCAAAGGGTGTAGAATTTATTGATAGTGATTTAACTATTCATAGTTCCCAATCTAATGCTTTCAATAATGACCCATATTTCTTGAATGGCAATACTACTTTATATTCTAACTATGCTAAGTCTTCTTGGAATATTAAAGTATTATCTAAATCAAAGTTATATGAAGAAGCAACTTATGTTATTGATGATAATACACATTCTACAAATATAACTTCATTACAAGGTTGGAATGTTGATGTAGAACAGAATATATCAAATTATTCATTTACTCAATGCAATGTATATGGTAGTGGTCTAATCAATAATTCTACATTTACAACCAGTCAACTCAATATGAAAGGAACTATTGGTAATTCTTGTAATTTCACAAATTGTAAGTTGAATGAATATATCTTCAATGGTAGTCCTATTGTTGGTTCAGTTGTGAATTGTATCTTTGATATTGATGATTTCATTCATAAAGTAAATCTATGGAATACAATTTATATTAGTCAATACAGTGAACCAAATATTGACTTTAAGAATGTAAATATCCCAACAGATTTCGCTATTTATGGACAGTATGATTCTGATAGAACATATAGTAACTTTATTGGTACAAGCACTACTGGTCATGAATTTGGTGATGGTATGGGTAATTACACATATACATTTAAGAATGTATCTGGTAATATCAAATTGAATGGAAGTGGTAATAATACCTATGTATTTGAGAACAGTAATGTAAAGCTTACATTTAATTTATCAAATTACAACTACACAATAGTAATAAGAGATAGTAATGTAATAATTGATGAAGATTTACCAAATGCTACAATTAATGCAAATTCTTCTACCATTACATTAAAGAATAACTATAATACAGTATCTATCAAGGATAGTACATTATTTGGTGATGTATCTAATAGACGCTTGATTTGTTCTACATTTAGTGCTTATAGTTCTATTATTAATCAAGAAGTATCTTCACCAAATATCTTGTATAAAGATTCTCAAATTAATAAAGATATTTACTCAACCAATAATGGAACTAGTATTATAACTTATATTGATAATTGTATTTGGAATGATATTCAGCAACATATTTCTTCTGATACAGCTAATACAATTATTACTGGTGCTTGGACTAATAACAATGCTACGAAAGCTAATCCTATTGTATTTGATATGACAAATATCAATAATAGTGATTCTTCACATAGTTATACGTATTCAAATAATAAGGGTACATTCTTACCAAAGAATGTTAAATCTTTATTTAATCAATATGGATGCTTTGTTATAGACAGAAATGTATGGAACGCAACATATATTTCAAGACCTGAATTATATAATGTTCCACACTTGATTACTGGTAATTATGCTTTCCCAATTACTGATGGTAGTAATAGAGCAAGATGGAGTTATGGTATTTGTATTCCACCAAATTGGCAACCTGATTGTAAGTTCTTTAGTATTGGTAATACAACAAAGAAGATAAATCTTACTATTAAGGTTCCATTTAGACACGCAGAATTACCTGATGGAATAAATTGGTATAATGATTCTACTGGTTATAATCCTACTTTAACTTATACGTATTCTGATTCTACATTAGCTTCTAATGTAGTTGGAGCTACACACAAGTTAACAGAATTTGCAGATAAGATTATGGTTAGTTCACAATACATTCCATATTCCTATAATGAACCTGCTTATGTTCCTTATGATAGTTCTGTAGTTCCACCAACAGGTGCAGATAATTGGTATTTCGTAATAGAAATAGAGACCTTAGACTAATTCTAATTATTTCTATGGAGAACGTTAAATGAATGAAGATTATAAAGAAATAATTGATAATTGTAACAACTTCTTAACAAAGAGTTCAGCTAGATACTCTACTACAATACTAAGAGCTATTGATGATATGCGTAGATATTCTGGTGATTTCTGGGATGAAGATTATAAAGCAACTTATCAAAGAAAGAATCGTATTAACTTATCATTGAATAATTGGAATCCAATGGTTAATGCTATTAGTTCACCTATTAGTAATTCACCTTGGCATATAGAATTAACAAATGATAATATGTCAGACTTACAAGAAATGATTGACCAAGTTGAGAATGATACTGATTCTAAATCGGCTATTATTGACGCCTTTCGTAAAGCCGTATTAACTGGTTATGGTTATATTGTTGTAACTACGGTTGAAGATGAATTTACAAGTGAAGCTAAGATTGTATTAGAAAGTGCTAGTCATCTTGATAGTATTGCTATTGACCCATCTTGTAATAATGTGGATTGTAGTGATGCCGAAGAAGGTGCAGTTATTAACTACCTTCCAGTTAAGAAAGCTAAGAGACTTTATGGTGAAGATATAGTTCCAATGACTTATCCAAAGACACCTTGTATTATTTCATTCCCTAAATCTAATCAATGGCACATTCCACAAGATTGTGTAGCTGTTATATCTTATTACTCAAAGAATGATGATGGTTCAGTTAATTTCTATAAGATTGTTGGTAATAAAGTAGTTCAAGATATAAATTTGCCAATTAAGTATATTCCAATTATTCGCTTATCTGGTAATGAAATCTATGAGAATAATAACATCAATTATAATGGTATTATTCAACAGACTTTATCTCTTGAACTTGGTACAAATATAGCTTATTCTTCACTCATTGAGAGAGTTGGTAGAAGTGCTAAAGCTAATTATATGGTTCACGAAGATGCTTTAATTCCTGAATCATTAGCAGCTTGTAACCAAGATGATACGGCAGCTGTTATTTGGAAGGGTGAACATCAACCAGTTCCATTGACTGAATCATTCCAGACTGGTGACTTACAGAATACTATTTCTACTTGTAGAACATTGATGGAAGATACATTGGGTATTCCATTGACTGGTATTGTAGACCAAAGAGAAAGAACAGCTACCGAAATTCTTAGACAAGAAGTATCTAAAGAAAGTAATACAGCTAACTATTATAATAATGCTTATAAAGCCATTCGTACTATTGGTAGAATCATTATTGAAATGATAAATGGTGGTGAAGATGTAAGATTTACTTTAGAGAACGGTCCAAGTGTTATTACTCGTCAAATGAAGCAAAGACAAGAATTGACTGCATTGGGAACTATTATGCCCGATACTATGAAGCCAATTATTGCCAAATACTTTGCTGATACATTGAAGAATGACTTGGGTGATGAATTGTCAAGAAATATTGTGGCTAATTTACCACAAGATGTTAAGTTCATTAGTGATAATCAAGACCCAGCCGCTATTCATGAATTAAATCAAATGAAAGCTGCTATGGAAGATACTATGAGTGAACTTGATAAGATGAAAGCAGAGAATGAAGAATTGAAGTATCAGTTAAATGCTACACAATTATCATTGATGAATAATCGTGAACAAAGAGAACTTGACTTTGCTAAATTCCAAGTAACTGAACAAGACAAGATGAATATTGAAATGGCTAAGTTACAACAGAATGGAGTAAAGATTGACAATGAAGCTATGATTAAGCAACAAGAACTAGCTATTAAAGAAGCAGAATCGTCAATGAATCGTCAAGAACAAGCAAATGATGCCTATATTCAGGGTGTAACAGATACGCTAAAGGGAGATGTCTAAATGTTATTTAATGTATTGACAGCTAAGAGTGGAACTGGAAATGCCCTTAAATCGGGTGATAGAAATGCTACATATAGACAGACTGATGATGAACACAAGAGATTGCTAGACATAACTACATTACCAAATTATAGTGTAGTTATGGCTATGCCACCTGGTCCACAAAGAGATATGGCTATAAGAGCATTAAATGCTGAAGCTCAAATAAGAGAAGCAGAATTTGCCAAATATTGGAATGACCAAGTTCCTCGTAGACCTATTGGACAATCATCTAGTTGGGTAGGAAATGTTGACTATGACCCAAATACAAATACTATGAATGTAGATTTGGGTGGAAAGATATACACATATCCTAATGTAACTCCAGACGGACTAGCAAGATTCTTGAATAGTGGTTCGTTAGGTACATTCTTGAACAACAAGAAGCCATATACTGGTGGTGGATTCTAAATCGTCACATTTCAATCAAATTGTGACGAATTTCTAACAAAGTATTTCATTTATCATTATAACACATAGTTAATTTCGTCACATTTAGTGTATATATCTATATTATATAATATAATAGAATATAATAATATATTAATATAATAATATATACACTAATTGTGACTTTATTTACTATTGCTGAAAGACTTTACTAATTATTATAGTGTAATATGGTAACGGTGACCATTACAATTTACCAACACCGATTAAGGGATGAACAACCTTTATGTCAATGAGTTCAGAACAAGCATTTGAGTATTTAAATAAGCTCAAATCAAATCAAGCTGATGATACAGCACAAGTAGCTGATACAACATCAAATGAAGATACAACACCAGTAGAATCAAATGAGGTTGAATCTAAATCCGAAGATGATAATGTCGCTTCTCCAGACAATGCTACAAAGACTGAAATACAGTCTACTAATGACAACCAATCTAATACAGAAGAATCAAATGGAAGTGGTGAGCCATCTGAATCCGAAGATAAGATTGTGAAAGATGATGAACCTAATAAGAATAATCGCAAGAATCTAACACACAAAGATAAGCGTGATTATGCTTTCATTAGAACATCACAACAGTTGAAAGAATATAAGAAGCAAGTTAAAGAATTAACAGAAGCTTTAGAGAAATATAAAGGTCTTGAATCTAAAGACTTTAAAGATAAAGATGGTAATACTAACTATGACGCATATACTAATTGGAAGCTCCAAGAAAGAGATATGCAGAATGAAGTTCAAAGACTACAGCAAGAACAATTAAATGTAGAACTTGAACAAGATAGAATTGCCACCGAAAGATGCTTTCAAGGTCAAGAATTGGAAGATTACAATAGACTTATTCAGAACAATGGTAAAGTCTTCGCAGATGTAATTCATTCTTATGATAAGAATAATGCTATCTTTAAATATCTTGATACAGTAGATGATTACCCAATAGTTATGAGAGAATTGATGACTAACCACAATAAATGGTTGCCACAAATCTTTAGACCTAATAAGTATTCACACGCTGTTATTACTAATCCTAATATTCTTGAAAGAAATACAGCTAAAGTTGTTGAAGAAATTCTTGATGAATACTATGCTTCAAAGAATAATCAGAGTAAATCTGTTGGACCTAAATCAAAGACTGCTATTCCAGTAATTGGTAAGCAAATTACAAATAACAATGTAAGTGAAAGTTCGGTACACGATAGAAATTATTGGAACAATCACTTGCGTGAACATCCTAAAGGATAAATCATAATAATTTAAATTGGAGAAATAAATCATGGCAAATAAATTTATTACAAATAAGAAAGTTGACCTCGTAGCTCTTCGTGCTGCTGAAGCTGCTCAGTATCTTACTGTTGGTTCTAAGTCTTACTTTAGTGACCAGCTTGAAGGTAAGCGTAATGGTACCTCTTATGAATTCGTCATTCGTGATGCTGGTGAATATGCTACCGGTATGGATATGTCCGGTCATGTAAGCAATCTTGAAGAACGTAAAGTTACTAAAGATATTAAGCTTGGTAATATCGTCATTGACACTAACCTCTTGGATAAGGTTACCGATGTTGAATGGGAGAAAGAAATTGCTATTCCTAATGGTAAGAAGTTGATTAATGGTGTTGTTAAAGATACCGTTGCCGATGACCTTGGACGTCAGAATGTTGCTTTCGTTGGTAAGGGTTGGTTACCAATTTCTAAGGCTTCTAGATTCTTGGGTTCTATCTCTAGTGAAGATAGATATGCTTTCGTAGACCCAATGATTGATTCAATTATGGCTGCTGGTGGAAAGGGCTTTACCCCAGTTGATGCTGAACCACTTTACAAGACTGGATTGCTTGGTTCCGCATTTGGTGCTGAATTCCGTGAATCACAGTTCATGCCAACTATTGAAATTTCTGAAGACTTGGCAAATGAACTTTCTTCTGCTACAGTTGCTTCTTATGCTACTGGTGATGAAGAAGATACATTGACCCTTAGTGGTGTTACCGAAGTTATTCCAGCTGGTACTCCATTGTTCGTCAAGGGTGTATATGCTTGTGACCTCGTTGGTGACAAGACTTCTAGCTTGAAAGCTTTCATCGCTATTGAAGATGCTACAAGTGGTGTAGTTAAAGTTCGTCACGTAGACTTTACTGGTAATGGAACTAAGGAAGCTACTGTACAACCAAAGGCTAATGACAAGTTGGTTAATACTATTGAAGAAGGTCAGTATTTCACTGGTATCGTTCGTCTTGATGGTGCTATGGAATTTGATACTCTCAAGAAGTTGGATTGGTCTAATGCCGAATCTACTTCCGAACCAGTAGAAGGTGTTATCGTTCACGAAGGTAGAGCTGTTGATGTAATCACTGGTTCTAACAAGACTCGTTGGGCTGTTGCCTCTCTTGCTGGTATTGTTGAACCAAGAGCTGTCGCCTACATCTGTGTCAAGGATGGCAACGCAAATCTTGTCACTATGTAATTTAACATAACATAAATTAAATAAGGACTGGGAACAATTCCCAGTCCTTTCTTTATAGGAGATAATTTAATTGAATAGTGGTTCATAAGAATCTATCTTTAACCACCTATTATTTATAATACTATATTGATATTTAAGAATTTCATCATAGTGCTTATTTGCATTCTTAACTATATCTTTGATAGTTGATTCACTACAATTATTTGGTATTCTTTGTAATGGGTGAGATAAGTTATATGGACTATCAGGGAATGTAGATACCAATGCTACTCTACCAACAGCACAACATTCCAAGTATTTCAAATCACTCTTACATTTGTTGAAATAGTTATCTTGTAATGGAGCTAATACAAATCTATTCTGTAATGCTCTATTGGCAAAGATTATTGGATAACTATTAATATCAACCCAAGGTGTATTACTATTTACATTTAAGAATGTTGGATTAGTTCCCATTATATTAACTTCTTTATCTTTCAAATAGTTAATCAATCCCTTATGGAAATCACCAGTATCATTTACATTCCAATGAGTATTACTACCTGCATATAAGAAATTTAATTTATCATTTGGTTCATAGTAATCAAATCTCCATCTTGTATAATCCAAAGCATTAGGAATTATTACAATCTTATTTGGGTCAATAAATTCGGTTAATGATTCTTTAATAAATTCATTTGTACAAGTAACTTTATCAGCTAATAATGCCAAGTATTCTTTCATTCCTTTATAGTTATCTTTCCAATGAACATTACATCTATTATATGAAGGAACTTCTTTCCAAATACAATCATCATAGTCAATAATAAATTTAACACCTTTATCTTTCATTCGTAATAGTGATTTGAATGTATCACTATAACAAATTCTTTGGGTATAAATGTAATCTTGTTGATAATAATTAAATGTAGCTGGCGGACTTATTGTTACTTTATAACGATTATATAACATTTGGGCGGGGTATATTAATCTATAATAACCACAACCACCTAAATCACCTGGAATACAATTAACTTTAATATCTTTCATTATTCTTCCTCTACATTATAATTGTTAGTATTTACTTTACCATTACCGATAAATTCAAGATATTCAGCTAATTCAGCTTGACAATGTTCTTCAATAGCTTGTCTCTTACTATAATCTTTAATCTTATTTGTATAATAATGACAGAATGAAGTATAACAACATCTATATGCGTAACTATACAAAGAACTACCCTTATTTGGGTCAAAGCTTGGTAATGCTCCAAGTAGTTCAAATATAGCTTGTTCTTGAAGTTCTTCTTTCTCGGTAACTGATTTCTTCTTAAATTTAGGATTCTCAAATACTATATTCATAATAGTATAGAGATAGTCTGTATATCTTAAATCTTCATCTTGCGTTAATCTTTGCTTATTACCTAATTTAACTACAATATTGGTAAAGTCATCAACATCTAAGTCATAGTATTTAGTGTAATTAGGGTCTGAATAAGAAATATTAGTAAGACGCTTTCTATTTGGATTCTTCCACAATTTCAATTTGTAACTCATATTGACCTCTTAAATATAGCAAATTATTTCTAATTATTTCATTGTATAATAATAATTATACTTCATAACATATTTATAATAAATCATACAGCTACGTCTAGGAGATAGAGAATTTATGATTAATGATGAAGATATTGTTCGTTGGGCTTATTTACTCGGTCCAACATTTCAAATAGAGAATACAGAGGGTAGACCACTTACTGGTGGTTGGATGGAAGTCTATATTCATGGCACACGAAATAAGTATTATTGTGCCAGTGACTTTGATGGTACACTCCATCCATTTAAGATTCAGTTAGATTCTCTTGGTTCTAATGTTGTATTGGCTTCACCAGTACATTCTTATGACATTTATGTGTATAACAAATTTGGTTCATTAGTTATGAGCCGTTATAATGTTATTCCAGCAACGGGTGAGGGAACATATATTGGTGATATTGTAAATATTGATTCACCAGATAATACAGTTAATGTTAGTTCAGATGGTGGTACGAATTGGAATTTATCTATTAAAGATACTGTTGATAGAGTTGAACAGAATGAACAAGATATATCTGATATTAAAGTTGATATAGAAGATATACAAGAAGATTTATCTAATAAGAAAGACAAGCAGAGTTCAAAGACTTATAATGGTTCACCAACAAAGACTGTAACGAACATTTCCCAAGACGCAAATGGTGTTATAACAGTAACATATGATGACATTGATTTACCCCCACAAGTTCCTAATGTAGAAATTACATCACCAAATAGTTCTATTAATATTCAATCTTCTACAGATGTACAGACTAATACAAAGACATTTAGTATTGATGTTAATAATCAAGAACCGACTTGGCATTATTGGACTGGCAATAATGCTTGGACACAAGTAAGCTCATCAGCTTGGACACAAATCAATCGTCCTACAGTTGGTGCTGGTTCTACTGGTCACCCTTGGACACCTGACATCAAGCGTGGTATCTATGACGCAAAGGCTCACTTTACAGTAACTTTCCATAATTACAACAATACAAAGACTGTTCCTAATCAAATTATTCAGGTTGGATTCCGTGCTAAGTTCGTTGGTAAGAATGATTCAACAGCAATAAATTATGTAGACCTTGGTGCTTGGACTTATGACCCATCGCTTTATACTACAGAACCATATCAATATAACTTTGCTCAAGAATCATTGAGACAGAATCATGACACAAGCAAGATACTAAATGTTGCTAACTATTGGGGGGATACAGACTTTGATGTATTCTTTGAAGCGGCTCTATTGAATACTAATGGTAGTCAATCCGTTCCATCTATTGATACAGTTCTATTAGCTGAAATAAATTACTTTGGTTATCACGAAATCAAAGGTTCTGTAAATGGCAATGGTTCAGGTCTTGATAAAGTATATCATGACTCTACATTGAGTGGTGATGGAACTGAAGATAGTCCATTGTCTGTAGTAAATCAAGGAACTACATATACAGCTGGTGCTGGTATTGATATTACAAATGATGTTATCTCTACAAATATACAAATTCAGAATGCTGATAAAGTCAATGTAAATTTAGACTTTGGTAATACTATTCAGACAGTCAATGCTATCACTTCAAATGGTTCTATTGTTCGTACAGATGGCTTCAATTTCAAATTACCAACTATCAAAGCTGGTAATGGTATTTCTTTCACTAAAGTTGGAACAGAGACTACTATTTCTATGGATAGTGAAGTTGGTGATGTTGTTGAGACAGTTGAGAAGTTGAAGCAAGACCTTGATACACAAATCACTACCAACTTTGACATGCCTAATATTTCACAAGTCTATGACTTTGCTGATGGAAATAACTGGATAACTCATAATGGTGCTTGTATGCTCTATCAGTCATTCACTATTCCTATCAACCATGAATTGAGAACTACTGAAGATGATGCTGAGACACCAACATTGCTTGGTATCTATGCACAGCAGAACTTTGCTCATAAGATTATGCTTGCTCTTTATGAATATACTTATGCTGCTGAAGATGAAGAACATGGTAGTTCAACCTATGTTGGTGATACTGGTCCAGTTACAGTTCTAAAGGGTATGAACGAATTTCCATTGAAGAATAGAAATCCGTCTATTACTGAATTGAGAAGTGATAAAGTCTATTATGCTTCACTTTATTTACCATCTACAGCTTTCGCAAATGGTCTTTATCTTGGTGGCTGTCCTGGCTATGGTAATGCTTCTATCCCAGCTGAACCAAGATTGACATGTGCCACAGAGAACATTACTTGGGATGGACAAGAACTTGACCTTGATGACCCAACAACTACCTTGAACCATTATCAAGTTATTCAAATTCCTGGTCAAGACCCATACTATCAGTATTACATCGGTCCTTGGGTTGGTGGATATAATGAAAGATGGTCTACTCCAAGATTCTATATGCAAATTCGTAATGGTGAGTTCAATGAACCAGTAATTCCTACTGTGCCATTCAATACACTTGGAGATAACAAGATTCCACATGGAGGTATTCTTGCTTCTGATATGCCTAACTTTAGTTCATCTACTGCTAACTCTGCATTCAGAGATGTAACTTCATTGACCAATGTTACAATAACATCATTTGAATGGATTGATAGTAAATCTACTGTTGGTGGTTGGGAAGCTGCTAATTGTGTATTCAATAGTGACTATTCTACTAACCTATCTGGTGTATCTAATTCAGTCGTTGACCTTGGTGAAGTATATCACAATGAAAGTTATACAGCTTATGCTCATAGAATTACTTTCACTACACCGATTACATTGACAGCTGGAGTTACATACAGATTCTTGTGTTCGTCTTGGTCTTCAAGTTCTGATTGGATTTGGAGTTGGACTGACCCAACTGATGTATTTGATGCTTCTAACAATGGTTGGTATATTGATTGGTCACAGAATGTTAGTAGATATTCACATATTGCTGGTCAATATAACAAGTTATATGATAACAACAATAACCATTATGTAATCTAAGGAGAATATAATATGAGTAAGATGAACAAGCTATGTTCTAATGTAGACCAATCAAATCCTAATAATGGTGGATTTACTGATGAAGAGAAAGCTAGAATGAGAAAGAACATTGGAGTTACTAACTATAATAGAATAACTAACAATATTGTTCTAGCAATGACTCATGACACAACAACAGAGAGTATCTCACAAATCAGCTTGGATGATTTCATATTCTATAATGAACATGAATATCATACATTTGTAACTATTCCGATGAATACAATTCAATTAGCTAATTATAATAAAGACAAAGTTATACTTGCAATATGGATTGGAGCAAATAATTGGGCATCAGCTCCATTCAAGATGAGACTTCGTTGTAATGTTGAGAATGGTATAGTAAAGAATAGTTCTTCTATAATTCCTATTGACTGGTTAGGTGAGAATCTAACTACAGATGTTCTTGACTACATTCACATGAGCTTCCATGATGATGATAATGATAATTTGATAGCTCTTACTACTGGACAATCATTATCCTTTGTCTTTAGAGGAACTGAATCTTATGTTCAGTAGGAGGTTATAATGGAACAAATTATTTCAACTATAATATCATCATTATCACCTTCGGCTTTACCTATAGTCATTGTGATTATAGGTATAGCCTATCTTTACTTTAAATTTAATAAATTAGAGAAAGATAGAGATAATACAAAGAGTGTTAGAGATAGTGACAGTCAAGAAATACACGATAAGTTATTAACTCACGATTTCAAATTAGCTGAACTTGCTGGTATAGTAGAACTACATCGTGATAAATTAGATTCCATTGATAAGCAATTAACTATTGTTAATACTGAACTAGTTAAATTAAATGTTCAAGTTGAACATCTTGCTAAAGCATTGGAAAGACAGAATGAAATTATGTTAAAGCAATTAAATAAAGGAGTAAATAATGGCTAATATAAATGATGAATATTATAGTTCTAGTTCCACCAAATCTAGTTCTATGGGTGATGAACCACAATTAAGCAATTTCAAGCCTTATGGATATGAAGACTTTGTAAATGATGCTATTGACTTACAGAAGACTTATATTCCTGGTGCTAAATCTTATTATGGATTAATGAGTGATGACCCTGATTATGGGTTCTATGATGCTTTAGAAGATTTAGAGAAAGATATAGTTCCATTCTATAGACTTTATAAAGAAGGTAATACTAATCCAACAGATTATGCTATTGAAGCTGCATTTCTTGCTTCACCAATAGGTAGGAAATTATTAACTAAATTTGATAATAAAGTAGATGATGTAATTAAATATGTGTTCGGTGATAATAATAAGATAAATGCTGTTCGTATTAATACAGTTAAATCACCTGAAATGACTAACTTTGAAGCTAGATTAGAAGCAGCTAAAGCTGAACGAGAACAAATGGAAGAAATACTTAAAGAAATGCAAGCTTATGATAAAGCTATGAATTCAGCTGAACAGCAAGTCAAGAAATTAAATAAATTAGATAATAAGATTAATAATTTAAGTCAGAAATCTAATGTATTAAATAAATTTGAACAAAGTGCTGGTAAGGATTATAATTACTTTGTTAATGATAATGGGGATTATTTCATTAAATCAAATGATGGTGTTCCATATAGAATAGTTGGTGAAGAAGCCATTGAAGATAGGTTCGCTGGAAGTTCACCAATTAGAGTAAATGGTGCTCAATATAATCCACAACCAAATCTTTATCCAATGGTGAATAATGTAGATGATACTTTCTATAAGCCAGCTGTTGGTAAGCATTTGAAAGATAGACCTTATACACTTGACCCAAGAATAGCTAAGACTCTTGCTGAGAAAGAACGTAATATACAGAAAGGTTATTTCAATTCTTTAATAGATTCAGAAGGTTCTTTATATGATGTTCCATATTATAATGAACCCGAAGACTATTCTAGAATAATGAGAATATTAAAGAAATGATAACATTATTATTCATACTTGCCATTCTAATTATTGGTTGTATATTATTTAACAATAGTGATTGGAGTGGCAAATAATGGATTCTTGTGATAAATGTAGTAAAGAATGTCCTAACCTAGAAGAATGTATAGGTGAAGGTGTTAAATTTGAAAGATTAAGAAGAATAACTGGTTATCTAGTTGGTACAGTTGATAGATGGAATGATGGTAAGAGAGCCGAATTAACGGATAGAGAAGTTCATACAATTAGTGAGGTTAATTATGACAAATCATCTACTCCTAATAAGAAATGATAACTTTGGTCAGTTATATTATGGTGAAGAACTAATATGTTACACACTTGACCCACACATCTTAAATACGGCTGTATATACGCTAGAACTTGATTATAGCCCGAAATTTAAGACAACCCTACCCCACATATACAATGAAGAAATAAAGGCTTCTAGGGGCTTTAGAATACACGCACGGCAATACCCTTAAAGATAGTAATGGGTGTATTCTTGTTGGTGATATGATTGACTATAATTATAAGCTATACAATAGTAAGAAAGCATTAAATAGATTATTACAAGTTATAAGAGAGAATGAAATATGTCAAATTGTAATTGTGTAAAGATAGTTAATTGGAGTGATTCAATATCAGTAAATAAAGTAAATGGACTATTTGTATTGAATAATCCAGTCTTTATTGAGTTCACTTATAACTATGGTAGATTTAGAATTGTAGTTGATAAGGGAGCTATGACCGATGGTCTAAGTGTTCCTAAGATATTTCAATGGTATCTACCAGCTTGGGATAAAGACAATGTTCTCTATAATATAGCTGGTATTTGCCACGATGGAATGTATGGTAGTGAACTTGTATCTAAAGAACTAGCTGATGAAATATTCTATCAAGGCTTATTGAAAGCTGGTATTTCTAAATCTAAAGCATCTGTTGCCAAATGGGCTGTTGAACATCTAGCGGGCTTACATTATGGTAAGAATAATGATGATTATGGTATTAGCCCATACGTTCATTTAGAGATATAAATATGATATATTCAAATAAATCTCCTTGTTAAATAATAAGACCATAGATGGTAAGTCTATGGTCTTTCTTTATGGAGATATGATTATTATATTATTATTTATATGGGGCACCCCCCTTAAATTATTTGAAATCTTTATCAAGTTCCCAAATCTTATATCTAACTAGTGCTTCTTTATATTTCTTTCTCCACATATTTAAGTCTTCTTCTAAATGATTTATTTCTTTATCATAGTCATGTGTCTTGTATTTATCATATTGTGATAAGATTTGTTGTTGTAATGCTTTAGGTTCTTGTTCAAGTCTTCCAGCATTAATAAATTCAGTAATTAAGTCATATTGTTCTTTATCTTGCTTTAGATTGTTAATCCATCTTTCTAAGTTCATTACTGAATTGTGTATCTTGGTCAACCAAGTTGGTTCTTTCTTCTTACTAGCTATACCCACATTAAATAAATTCTTTACTATTATTGGCATATTCATTACTCCTTATTTACTTAAAGCTTTCCACCATTCGTCAGAACCTTCTTCTAATCCTTCAAGGTCAGAAAGTAGATTCATTCCATTTATTCCATCATTATTATTTATAATTTCTTCTTCTTTGATTTCTGTTGGAATTTCTTCATTATTAACTGGAATAACTGGAATAATTTCTTCAACTTGTTCTACAGTTGGTTCTACGGATTCTTCAATAGATGGTTGGGTATAGCAAAGACTGAACAAGCCATTGAAATAGTTCTTAACTAAAGTCTTACAACTTTCCAAATCATAATATGATGGGAGAGTATCGTTAATTCTATTCATATAGGTCTTAATTCTATTCCAATTTGTAGATTTGTTGCTCAAATCGTAATAATTACCAATAACATCTTCCAAGAACTTGTGTAAGTATCTACCACTTTCCAAAGATTGTATTCTCTTTAAGCATTTCTTGATTTCTGGAGTAACGAATAAGTTCAAGTTATCATTCTTATCTTTAACACTAGTCCAAGAGTCAGTTCTTTCACCCCCATAGATATAGACTTGAACATATTCATTACGATTATATGTCTCAAAGCCAACTCTATCCATTAAGAATCTATCCATACCAATGAAATATTTAACATTGGCGATATAGTCTTTATTATCTTCGGCATAGGTCAATAAGAAGTTCATATCAATAGTATTAATGATTTCTTCAACTTTATCTTCTACCAAATCACTATCTTTGGAAAGACGATTACCAATATAGGTTAATGTAGCTTTCATATCATCACTTTCAATCATATATTGGATATTGGTGTTATAGCCCACCAATTCTTGAAGAGTCTGTTCCATTTCAATGACAGCTATGAGAGCTTTACGAAGATTATATTCTACATAAGCTTTCTCTTTGTTCTTATTGTTACCCTTATACATTACTGGGAAGAAGTGAATATCAACATATTCCCCCTTAGCCATATTGGATAATGTAGTCTTGATTTCTTCAGCAGAAGCACAATTAGATTTGTTATTCTTATTGAAGTTCGCAAGCATTTCTTCATCTTTGAGCAACATATTGGTTGCTTTATTGAATACATCTTGAATGTTCATTGGAAGAATCTTAGAACCAACATCAACCATGTGGTTATCATTCATTTCTCTAACACTAAGATTCATTCTATCTACTGTTACAATTCTATTTGTTAATGTGTCAAATTTAATAATCATATTCATTTCTCCATTGTTATATTGTATTTATAATAATTATATTTAGAAATCTTACCCTTTCTATCTATATGTATGTATAATAATTTGATTCTGAAATCTTTCACTTTCTCATAATCATATAACAAATATAGTAAATAATTTCTATTTGTCAACCCCTATTTCAGAAATTTCTTCAAATATAATATAAATGTAAGTAAATTATAAGAAGTAAATTTGACCAATTTATGGTCTAAATGTAAGAATTATGTAAGAAATTTGTAATATTTGGGGTAAATCGTCACAATTTGACCGAAATGTGCCGAAATTCTTACTTTCTACCCCTATGGAGTAGTAAATAAAGTCACAATTAGTGTATATATCTATTAATAATAATATATTAAAGAATCCTATAATATTATAATATAATAATATATACACTAAATGTGACGATTTGAACTATGCTATAATAAAGTGGAACAAATCACCCCAATTTGACCCTTCCAACCCTAAATGTAAGAAAGAAATAAGCAAATTGTAAGCAGAAAGTATCAAATTTCAAGAAATAATTATTATATATACTATAGAATGTGGAATGAACCACAATTCGTAAATTGAAGGATTATATTATGACAAATAAGAACATTTACACAATAGATTGCGAAGCTGATGGATTAAATAAGTTCTATAATAGACAAGTATTCCCAGATGGTAACCACTTTGATAGAGAATCTAGAATTTGGTCATTTACTATCTGTAATGGTAAATATGAGACCATAACATTCGTATCTAAGATTCCAAATACAAGAGTATTACCAAATTATTACAGAACTAAGAGTGGTGAAATGAGTAATCATACTGTTGCTTATCACAAATCTACAAATGTAGTTCCAAAGAACATTACACTTTCGGATAACACCAATCACCAAGTAATTGAAATTACAGACTATGTTAAGTTCTTGACAAAGATTCGTGATGCTATTGAACAATGCCCATGTGACATTTATTTCAAGGGTTATGGTAGTCATGATTATGATAGAGAACTTATTGAAGTAAATCTTCAAAGATGGCATGTAAATTATGACCCTAATATGTTCAACAAATTTGTAAATGTTCAACCTACCTATTGGAAGCCAACATTTGCTCAAATTCAAGCTGGTGGATTTGTAGATAATCAACAATATATGGTAAATGGTATTACTCACAACATTGAAGATACTATTGAATTGATGAAATATATGAATGGAGATATGTAATATGACATTAGATGAAGCTGTA